CCCCCCGCGATATCTTGATGGGGGGGTGTTAACTGATTTTGGGTTAACTTTGTACATATTTTGCAGAAATGTCGCATAACGTTAATTATGCGTAAAGCGTATTGTGCAAATACAATGACTTAGCTGCCTGTGGATAACTTTTTGCCCTTCTTGCGCTTGTTTGCCTGCTTTTTAGGCAGATCAGAGTTAACTGAAATGTGGTTGATTTCGCGCGCGCGTAATGCTTCCGCTTGTGTGTTTTCGTTGCCTTCTACCACCTCAACGTGCTTCAGTTGAGCCGCGCTATTCACTTGCTGTAATAGCTCCAAATACGATCCACCAGCCTCATGCTTAACGTCAACCTGCTGCCTATCGCCATAAACCTTAGGCACAAGCTTAGACGACCGCCACTTGATGTTATCGCAGATAGTTCTGTGTGCGCTCTCTGTGATCTGGCCTGACAGAAGCAAGCGATCCATCTCATCCAGCTTGTCAGCGTAGATCATGCCACGGCTTTGCATCGCCACACGATAGTTTTCAGCGAACTCTGTGTCCGAACAAACCCGCCGCCAGACGCTAGACCATCCCGGCATATCTTTATCTTTGCAAACATCACGCCCTGATCTGCCCTCAGTGACACGCTCCAAGAACTCTATCATTACGCTGTCTGGCGTTTTAGCTGACATCGTCGTGATCCTCATCATCAAAGTCCACGGTCAAAACGTGGCTAGTATTCTCGTCGATTAACAGCAACGCCTCATTGCAATTGCTGCACACTATCGACTGCATACTCTCCCAGACCTTACCGCGCGTGTCTTGCAGGCAGTAGTCGCACGTCACTGGCTCCTTGAAGAACCAGACCCAGTGACGCTTGAAATCTAGTACATCACCCATCTGTGTCCACCAATTCAGCCGCACAAGCCAGATAACCCGCACCGTCAACGTAGTTATCCTGATGATATGGATTGCCCTTCAACCGCGCTATCTTTAACAACGTCATCATTATGCCAACGTCTATCGGCGTGACTTCATGCGCCAAATGGTTTGACCAATATTTCGCAATCGTTGTGAAGTTGTCTTCCATATTTCCGTGATCCGCCGCCCGATCTACTGTCACTTTTTGTTTTGCGTCGTCTAAAACTTCAGCCCTTTTCATCTTCATCTCTCGCTTCGTTTATCGTTAAGTTACACACCAAGCACTCACGCTTGACCACCATTCTTTCATTTACCAGCTTTGTCATCAGGCTTTTGCACTTCGGGCATCTGTCCTGCTCCAACATACGCTGCCAACTACCATCCCCCGCCTGAATCATTATCCTTCCCCTCTCTAAACGGAACCTCAACGCTCGCTATCGGCTCGTAGCCCCGCATCAGTTCTCTTGGCCATATGTCCACCTTAACGCCGTTACCAACCCGCTGCACGTTCACCGTGAGGTTTCTGATGTCAATCCAAGTGGACGTACCGAGCAACATATATTCGCGATCCTTCAGTACATCGTCACGCTCGTTGTCGATATCTTCCACTGTCCGAACCCCACTCAAAACGGAATCTCGTCGTCTAGGTCATGCTTCACCGGCTTGACGCTCTGAACCTCAGCTCCGGCAAACGCGTTCTTTATAGCATCAACCACAGGAGCCTCTTTGTTCAACCCCTCAATTATCCGCCCTACCTCGTCAGCAGAATACACGACCATCTCACGGTTGTCGCGCTTAACCTTGCCCGCCTCATACCCTGTCGCCGTTATCGCTATCACGCGGCCATCCGGCATCCTGCCCTCAACGTAATCGCCACTAAGCGGTTTCGCGCCAGCAGCTATCGCGGCAGCCTCTAACGCCGCAACCCCACGCAACGTCACCTCAACCTCATGCTCAATTGACGGATCGCATTTATCTATCGCCGCATTAAGCTTATCCATCTGCTTCTCAAACCTGTCACGCAGATCACCGCCAACCAACCAAACCAGACGGTCTACACCCCATCGCCCCTCAACATCAGACACGACATCATCATACTTGTGCAACGCGTCCTGCATCCGCCGCATTGCTGGCTGAGTAGCTTGATAGTAAACCTTGCTAGGTTTTGGCCTCGGCCTCGTTGTCTTTTTAGTCGCCATTACACCCTCCATTTTTACTTTCCGTTTCCGCTTTCCGAATATCCGTCCGGTTCCTAAAGGAAACCGGATCGGACGGACATTCCGAAGTGATCCGACGGACGTTCCGATCGGAATCGGATATCCTATGTTAACTCTTTGTTTTCGTTAATTAGCCACACTGTCCACTTGTCTGCACCTACCAATCCCTTCTTGATTAGTGCCGTCCGGTCATCTCCGCGCCTTTTTGGGTCTTTATCGGGCAATTTTCCGCCGTGTGCATCCGCCCATTCACGCGACGGAACGCGGTCTCTGCCGGTGTCTATGATGACATTTCTGAGCGCCTCAAGGGCTATTTTCTGATCCGCATTGAGTGGCTTTGACCGCTTTATTCTTGCCGCCTCATCGCCATCCAGCCTCGTCAGCACTACCGACGACCCTGATATGGATGCAATCGGCGTCATCTCCAGCGTCAGATCAGCCATAGGCTCGGCATCCTTTTGCTTCTCAACGCGCATTGTTATGTAGCTCTCGTCCTTCGACACCACCACAGACGTGTCTACCGCGCCAAGAATGGCCGACGAACCCCTTGCCCCGCGCTCCGCCGCCTTACCGCTGTGATGCACAAACACAACCGCACACTGCACATGATTGCGAATAGCGTCAGCCGCAGATATAACTAGCCCGCTTTCGGTCGAGCTATTCTCGTCAGCCCCCAGCATTGCCCGCGCCAATGTGTCGATATATACCGCCGTCCACTTCCTATCCAGCCGGTCAATCGACCTGATCAGCTTCTCGACCTCAGCCTGATCGCGCATGTTCACGGCCAGCGGCAGCATGTGAAAGTGACCGCTTGTGCCGAGGCCGTGCGTTGACTTCCACGCCTTAACGCGCTTACCAAGCCCGCCAACGCCCTCACCGGCTATGTAAAGCACGTCACCCTGCTTGGTCTCAATGCCCTGCCAGTCGATGCCGTGCGCCTGACAGAGCGCCATATCTAGGCTGATGAAGCTCTTGCCGCTTCCCGGCGGCCCATAAATCATGCTCAAGCCGTGCGCCGTAATAAGTCCGTCGTCGCCCTGACCAACCGCCCACTCGATTGGCGGCATGTTCATCAGGTAGTCCTCGTCAACGAAGTCGAAGTAATCGCCGTCGTTATCGTTGACCACCTCAACCGCTTCCGCCTCAACCGCCGGAGCCTCAGCCACAGTAGCAGCAGACTTCACCGCTGCCGTTAAATCTTCCAAGCCCTTACCGCTGTCGAGCCAGTCAACGACATCGCCCTTGGCCGGTAGGCCGTCCAGCTCCACTCGCTTGACCCGACCGGCGACGCCAAACAGATTGCCGATCACGATATCCGCATGTTCGCGCCCAGCGTCATCGTTATCAGCAAGCACCACGACATTACGGCCAGCAAAATACTGGTTAAGCACCGGCTGCCACTTCTTTGCCCCGCCGTGCGACGTTGTGGCGACTAGCCCCAGCTTAGTCAGCCGCTGTGCCGCCTTCTCGCCTTCCACGATAAACACAGGCGCGTCAGGGTTGGTGATTATGTGGTGCAGGTTATACGGTAGCGCCTCGACGCCATCCATATTAAACAGCCAACCGCCCTTACCATCTGGCCGACACTGCCGAAACGTCTTAGGCTCAAACCGCCTAACCTGATAGCGCACCTCACCCTGATCGTCGATGTAGTCATACACCGCTGACATAAACCGCGCTGGCTGCAACGACTGCTGCGCCTGACGCTGTATGCCGAATTTTCGCTCCAATATCTCGGGGATGTTGCTTGAGATTGTGGCGCCCTCATTCATCCGCACCAAGTCCACGCAGCCACCGCCGGTGTTTGATTCAAAATCAAACCAAGTTCCTTTCGCCAGAGAAATTTCGCGTGAGCCTCTGTTGCCAAACCGGAGCGTCCGGCCTTTCTGCGACAGCTTCATATTAGGTTCACCCCAATAGTGCCTCGCAATTTGCTCAATGTGAGCCGATATATTTGTCATCACTAAACCCTTTCCTCACCCTTTATCCCTTTGTTGAAGCGGTAGCGGCGACAGGGGAAAGGGAGGAAACCCCAGCCGCCGCTACCTACTGCGCTTAAAACAGGTCGCTGCCTTCAGGAGCCGCCGAGGTGGCAACGGCTTCCGTCACAGGCGCTGACACTGTCGGCGCAGGTTCTTGCGGTGCAGCAGCACCGTCTAAGGTTGCCGGACGGTCAACCCAACCGCTGATGACCATCACCGGCTTCTTAAAAGTCAGCTCACCGTTGGGCGTGTTAACCTTGTAACGCTCCGAGCCGGTAAACTCTACCACCGGCACCTTACCCGCATTGTCAGCCTTTTGAGCCTCATATGCGTTGTGCAAGTCGTTAAAAGGTACGGTCATAGTCTTTGCGCCGCTGGACAGCTCACGCAGCCCCAGCTCCTTGTTGCAGAGCTTGACCTGAAAGCCTTGATTGTGGTCGGGGCTTGGACGTGCTGGCATTGGCTCACCAATATTGACCAAATGAAAGTCTGGCGCACCACCAACGAATCCGAGCCAGCCGACTTTGATGTTCTCCAAATCCATTGCGACTTTGACCGGATACTCAAGCTCGGACTCATCCTTAACCCAAGTGCCGCCCTCATCCTGATGCCGGTCAACCTTAATGATGTAACCACCACGCGTGTCATATTTTAAAATCGGCACGATTGTTGAACCGTCACCGCTATTCTCATTCACAAAACCTAAAGCCATTTAACTTTTCCTTTTTCGTTTTCAGCTTTTAAAATTGGCTCACAACCGTGAACCCACTAATCGGGTAATAGGCACAAACGTCACGATCCGCCGGATCGACTCTGTCTGACCTGCCACCCATTCTCACCGCAAACTCACTGGCAAAATTTATTCGCACCAATGCGTCGCGGTAGAGAACTATGAAGTACGACGGCAATCCGGTGCAAGCGGAAATGTCATGCGCCCGAATAACCTTGTGCAGGTTAATCATCGCCGTAGGGTACTTA